GGTGAAGCTTACGCCGGAACCGATCTGCGAACCCGGCCTGATGGGGCTGACCGTATTTGGCTACAACGCCGCCGTGTGGAATGTCGCCGTACTGGCTGGCAGTGGTCCCGCCGCGTTGCCGTTTATGCTCCTGCTGACAGGCTGGGGCTGGGAGTGGTGGCGGGCTGATGCGCAGCGTACCTGCGCCGATCCGTGGAGTTGGTGATGAATTGGGTATTAGCGCGGCTGTGCGAACCGAGTTCCTAGCGCGGAATCGTCTGGCTGCTGACGGTTTTTGGGCTGGCACTCAAGCCCGATCAAGCCGAAGCCATTGTGACGGCAGGCATGGCGCTAGCAGGCTTGCTGGGAGTGTTTCTGAGCGATGACCGACCTCATTCTGTGGAGCGTGATGCTGTGGGCCGCGTTGGCGATTCTGCTGCATCTGGGGCTGATCGGGTACGCGACGATCTGCCGGAACTCGAACTGGTGGGAAAGCCCCTGGGGGCAGCGGACCGAGATGGTGCGGCGGATTCTGGCCGGGGTCATCAGTCTCCTGTTTCTAGCGGCACTGCTGACGAGTTGCGCGTGCCATCCGAGCGTTCCCCTGGAACGTATCAGTCCGCAGACCCCAACACCTATCCTCGGTTCGGTAGCGGATTTGGGGATCGGGATTGAGTGTGTGTGGAGGTATTAGCGATGAAGCTGACCCTGGAATTGCTGGAACTAACGGCGCTGTATCTAGGGACGTTTGTGGTGGTGATCGGATTCCCGCTGTTGCTGGCGGTCGGGTGTAAGAGTTTACTGAGTTAACCGAGGGTGACATGAATCGAATTGTTGCGGTACTGCTGAATCGCCTCATGATCTGGGTGATCAGCGCTGATTTATGGGAGCGGGCGCAATCTTGGGTAGCGTTGTACGAGCGTAAGAATTTGCCCCCTGCCGAGAAGCGCGCGCGCGTTTTGGTGATGCTGGAGACGGAACTTTGGAGGCTGGGGCTTGATCTCACGACCAGTTTGTTGAACTTTGCCCTGGAAGCGGCAGTGCAATACGTGCGGCGCACCCACCGATGAATCTACTCCAGCGCTTCCGTGAAGGCACCGGTGGGCGGTTGCGCCGCATCCTCCTGGAAGCACCGTGGAGTAATCACGATCTGCTGTCGGGCTTGATTTTGTCGCTGATCGGGCTGTTGCTGCTGGCAAAGCCGGAACTGTACGCCGTCCTGCGTACCCTCAACTTTATCGAGCAGCAGGGACATACCGATGAATGGAGTTTTCTGATCTTGTTCAGCGGGCTGTATGGCCTGATCGTGACGTTGTGGTGTGTGGCACCGCCGTTCTGGATACGGATTACCGCGCGCATGGGGTATGCGTTTTGTTTTCTGACGCTGGCGTTTTCCTCATTGCGGTTTTCGACCACACCTTCTGCGGTTGCGTTTTCGCTGATTGCGCTCTGGTCTATTGTTGGCATTCTGCGGACGCATGAGAGTGGCCGATAATGCGTCCAGTTGGTCGGAACTGCTGTCCGCCATCTTCAGCAACCCGGAAAAAGGCGCTTTGTTCCTGGTCTTGTTGGCCGGCGCGTGGCGCTGGATTCGAGAACTGTGGCGCGAGGGCAAGGAAGATGAACATCACGAGTCACTGGTGGAAACGCTGATGGAAGAGAATCGCAAGCTGCGCGAAGAGTTGCGGAAAGAGAAACACGATCATCATGATGAGTAAAATCTTCTCGCCCCTCAGTCTGATTGGTGTCGTCGCTTTGATGGGTTACGAATACCTACAAGCGATTGATGCGCAGCAAAAGATTCAGTCGTTTGTAGCGGCAGGGCCACGCTTTACCGCCGCCGATGGGCAGGTGTTGTGTGAGCGGATTAAGGCACTGGAAGCGATGTCGTATGGCTATCGGGACGCCGGCAAAACGCCGCCGGATTGTCGGTATGGAGCGAGGCCCTAATGGTTAACCCAGTCAAAATTGAAGCGTTTAAAGGGATCAACAATCGGATTGATCCGGTACGGCTGGGGTTGGAGTGGCAGCTACAGGCCGACAACTGCCTGTGCGATGACGCCAATTACTTAACTCGGAGACCCGGAGTAACTAAATTTACCGGATCGCGTTTTTTAGACTCACTTGTGCCCGATGACGGGCGACCGGTTTCTTCTGGCACTACGCTTTTGGACGTGCATGGCACTAGGGACGGGCGGTTGCTGGTCAATGATAACTCCCATAACCTGATTGAAATTACTGAGGCGGGCGAAACCACAATTCTCCATGCCGGGATTACTGGAGCGCCGTTCCAATGGGCGGAACTGGGGTATGCGCTGTTTCTAATGAGCGCCGCTGCACGCTGGGCGGTGTACCCTGACCGGGTTATTGTCTGGGGATCACTGTGCCCGTCTGCGGCGACGGACAGCTACCCTATGGGCGACCCCATCAGTTATCCGCCTCCGGTTGGACATGTCCTGGGTGTGCGCCGCGAGCAGTTGGCTGTAGCCGTGTGGGAAGAGGATCGGGATCGTTCCGTCCTGTACCTGAGCCGACCTGGATTCCCGCACGAGTTTCGCCTGGAGCGTGATTATCAAATCTTCGCCGGGCGGATTACACTATTGGCGGATACCAGTACGGCCTTTCTGATTGCCACCGACCGGGCGATTTATCTGGACCCGTATGACGCGCCGCTGATGCGGGTCGCGGATTACGGCGTTCCGCTGGGGGGAATGGTTTATGACGAGCGTGACGTGGTGTGGTTTTGGTCTGAGCGGGGACTGTGCAAAGCCGCCCCATTTGAAAACCTGACCGATAAGCACCTGGTCGTGGATGAGCACCCCACCGTGACGACCGGGTTATTGCCGTGGCAAGGGTCGCGCTATGCGGTCGTGCACCAAACAGGACCCGTGACCACACGCCGTAGTGCGCGGGCGTATGAACCAATGACGATTGCGACGGTGAATACGCAGAGAATTAGCTGATTTCTAATTGATTGCCGTGAGGCAAACTGAGGTAGAGACAACATGGCTTTTTACGTATCAACGGCGCTTGATAACCAGGCGTTCAATTCAGTGCGGGGTGCGGTTTCCGCGACGGCTTCCCTTCAGGGTGGGTATATCGCCATTTACAGTGGCACGCAGCCCGCCAGTGCGGATGCAGCGGCGACTGGGACGCTGCTGATGAAAATCACCAACAGCGCTGGCACGTTCACGCCGGGGGTTTATCAGACGACCGACGACGATAATGTCTGTGCGTCGCAAGCGGTAACGACCGGAACCCCAATGACCCTGAACGGCGTCGGCGCAGGTACGCTCGGCGTTGGGTATCACGTCTCGATTACCAGTGCCGGGACTGAAGATTTACGAACGGCCAACTTCCGTATTACCGGCACCGGGAATAACGGCGAAGCAATCGTCGAGTACATTGACGGCGGCAATAACACCGTGGTGTACACGACCCACTGCTTTAAGACGGTGAGCGAGATTTACCCGCGCAAGCCGGCTGCGTTCGGGAGCAACGTCAAAGTTGGTTATGGGATTACCAATGGCTTGTATTTAGCCTTGGCGGCGAGCGGTGCGATTGCCAAGCACACCAGTCAAACCTGGTCTGGGGTAGGGATTGCGGACGGAACAGCGGGCTGGTTCCGGTTCTACGGGGCGGCGACCGACGCCGGCGGGATTTCGACGACACTGCCCCGTTTGGATGGGCGGATTGCCACCAGCGGGGCGGAACTGAACCTGTCCAACACCAGCATCGTCGTGGGCGCGGCGGAGTCCATTACCACGTTCAGCATCACCTGATGATTCATCCTCGCGTTCTGTTCCTGGGCGATCCAGCGGCGGCGACGCCCTGGGTCGGGATCGCTAAGAAACTGGCGCGGGCGTGCTATGGTTTAAAGATCGCCAACAAGGTCTACCACCTGGGATCGGGCGTTACGATCCGGGTCGAAAACACCTTTCCGATTGCGGGGAAGTTGGCCGGGATCAGTAAGGTGTGGATTGAGGCGGCAGCGGGTTTTGGTGATTTTCTGGGGGTTGTTTGGTTGCCGGAAGGGTTGATGCTGACCCCTCGTTCTACGAGTGCGCCTTATGGGTATGGGTTCCCCAAGCGTGCGGCGGGGGTGTTGGTAGAGACGGATGGAGTCCGGTCGTTTACCGGAGGATCCCTCATCAATCCGCCGTATGGTACGAAGATCGCTGAAGAAGCAGATGAGGCGCTCAATCAGGTATTGATTAATCGCTATGCGAATAATCAGTACCTGGATCAGTGGGCGGCGCTGGCCGGGGTGCCGGCTAAAGCCCTTGCTAGAACCAATCGGCGATTGCGCGCTACGATTGAAACCAAAACGGTAGATGGGAAAAAAGCGAGGGGCCTGCCTGTCGTGATGTACTGGCCGCCGTTCTACTACCCCACTGATCCCGCAGGGGATACAGCCTATTGGCAAACCGCGCTGACCGACGCAACCATCAAAGGGCGCTGGCTGGATGAACCGGGGTTGAATGTCTGGAATGTCAATGGCGATTATCAACCCATATACAAAAAACCACTCAACGCGGAGTTCCGGCAGTTCACCCCCGACGAAACCACTGGATTATCCACGCTGTTCAGCGCGCCCTTGATTTACGAGATCGAAACCGAAGAGTGGTTTTGCCACTGGCCGGAAGAACTCCTGTACGATAATGAGGGGTTCGAGATGCTGTTTTCCATGACTAATCAGTATCGAACGGAAGTAGGACGCAAGCCATTCATCCGGGAGATTCGGGGTCATGCAACCGCGCCACGAATGGTCTTGGCAGAATGCCAGCGCGCCCAAGTGATGTATCACGATAACGAAGACCTGTTTCGGCAGGGATATAAGACGCTGGAAGAGCGGATTTATAATGCTGGCGCGAACATCTATGGAGCCGGGGAAAATTTACAAATCGGTATTGCAGCCGGTTTAACGATCAGTGCCGGCGAGCAGGCTGCAACGGCGTGGCGAAACTCGCCAGGACATTACGCCAACATGATTCATGCGCGATTTGACAGCCCTCCGTATTGCACCAGCCATGAAATCCTGGGGAAAATTAACGGAGTTATTACAGACGCGCAATCTGGGGAGTTAACGGAGCGTCTTTCTGGGGCGCTCTGGAGCCAAATTTTCCACCAGCGAAAATACTGGGTGATGGCGGGAAATCTGCAACAAACGACGCGCTATGGAACAGTGTCGTTTTTCTCAAACCCCAGTCCGATTGGATGGGTCTATAAGAATGTGGATGAAATTTTACGACTTCATGTGTGTTATCGGGGGCGGGTATTAGTTGTTTGGCCCTTGTATGACTTGCTGATGGACGACTATGCCGGCGTTATTCTGGGGGCGGCGCTGTGTCTTTATAATAACGTGCCGCATCTCCGGGTTATTCTCTATGCGACGAAAGAATCAGATATTAACTTTTATGTTTATCGAAGGCCGTTACACAATAATACTGAAGCGGGCTGGACGTTAGAATGTACACAAGCCGCCCCGGCGATGACTTTATATCAAAATACAGCGTCGTTTGACCATGAAGGCAATACGGCGGTTTTAACACTAATCAACGCCACAATAGATAATACGGCCACCTTTTATTTCCCTATGGCCGACGATCAGTTTCAGGTGTTTGCCAGCTCAGTTTCGTATTGGCGCTACACGAATGGGGCCTTTAGCGTAATTGCTACTTATTTAGGGCCGGAGATTAACTACACCGTAGAAACCGCTACGCAAGACGAGACCACCTATTTAACGCGATACAAACAGGAGTGTGTTGAGCAGGAAATCCCGATTTATCCTTTTTATACGCCTGACCCAGAAACCGGTGAGTTAGCCCTAAATGCGCTCACGGTGCGGTATTCTTTTCTTGTGGATCAGACGCGAACGGGATATACCGACCCGGTGGTTACGAATGAATATCAAATTCTGGAAACGCTGATTCTCCCTTCTGGCAAGGAAGTGGTGCACAAAACCGCGAATGTAGCGCATAACGAAGCGCGGACGGCTTTGACGGTTGCGGAAGGCGCGTACTTTCTCGTATGGCTGTATCTGGACCCGCATTACGAGGACCTGGTTTATCTGAAGATTGCGGTACGAGGGGAAGGGACCAAGATTTATGGACAAGCGACGTTGTATGCCGATTTGTTTGATGCAGAAGCACCTGTCGTGATTGCTACCTATGCCGAACAAAAACTGAATGAAACCGACCTGGTTTGCCCTACGCTGTATAGCGAATGGACTGGAGCGCCTACCAAGGCGACGGTCGCGTCTGGGCTGATTTCTACAGGCATAGCCTTTGCCAGGGATACAGCGAACAAAGATCATCCCCTGTTTTTGGTTCCGGGGGCGTGCGAAACACTTTGGAAATGCCTGGGTTATACGGGAACGTATCGCGCCTATACGCAAAAACCGATGACCGGAACCCACTACGCTACTCTGGATGGGGCGCTTGGAACCGGAGACTCCTGTATTATTGTAGGCAATAAAACCAATTTTACCTATGCGGCCAGTTTAAAAGTGGTGGTTTATGATCAGGACGGAATCGAGTGTTGGGCTACTCGCTACAAAGACAAATTTGTCATGCAGATGAACGTGGATTTGGATAAAACACCTTCGGCTTGGTTGATTCCTTTCACCCAAGAAAAAACGATCTGGGCGAACTTCGATCTGGCGGGGACGGTAGGAATAGGTGAGCTTGACGATATTCTGCCTTTTGGAGCGATCCAATGAAAAGCCTTGATCGCTTGCAGCTTCCCCTGCCTAAAAAGCCGCTTAAAGTCTTGGTTCGGATTCCTGGGGGCTGTCCTGAGTGCAATCCCAGTTGGGGTCGGGCGTCTGACCCTGCCCCGCCACTCCCCCCACCTCAAGAGCCTAAGCCATGAGCCACGCCTGGACCAATAAAGTGAACTGCGTAGAAGAGTGCATTGGCGATACCCGCCAGGCCAGTATTTTTCTGGAAGGCGCGTGGGAAGCAGATGTAAACCGGCTAACGGTAATTAGCCCGCTTTTGCTAAGTCATATTGATGAAATGCTTGATCGCTATGAAGTATTATCAGCGGTGGTTTGGTGGTATTTTTTTGAGTTGTCTCCAAACCAGATAGAAGAGTATCTCAATGTTTCGCTTGATTATGGGGTATGGTTGCCCATAGATGGGGATATAATATCAGTAGGGTATTCTACGTTAGATAATACCGTAGTTCAGTCATGGGTTACATTTGAAAAAACGACACCCGGCGAGGTGCTTTCTGGTTTTGGTCTTGAAATACCTTTAACTGGGGGTGGTCCTGTTTACGAAAATGCAGGGGCGTTTGTTGATGTTAAACTTTATGTTGGCGGATATACGCCGTACGACCCAGACACGGAAGCAGACCCGAATATTCCGGCAGGCTTAACGGTTGATCCTTTGTATAACCCCACCTTTTTCTATCTTAATCCGTTATTAAACTGGGGTGAGTAGGGGCCTGGGGGTCGGTAATTATAAAACGCTTTTTAGCCGAACTTCACGCGCAGCGCCGAAAAATCTGTGCTACCTGCGCGTATAAGAAAGTAGTAAAAGGTATTGAACGCTGTGGCGTCTGCGGATGTCGCAGTGCAACACGAGTTTGGGTATCCTGCCCAAAGCGAAACTGGTAATGAACCGAGGATTGAGTTATGACGATTAAAACTTCTACGGGATTGCGAGATTCACTGGCGGTAACCGGGTCCATTAAAGACATTTTTGATGGTGGCCAATTGATGTTCTACGAGGGAACGGAACCGGCTACCGCAGATGCCGCCGTAGCGGGGGATTGCCTGTGGACTGTAACGGTAAGTGGTGCTGGTACGGGGCTTACCTTTGAAGCGGCGGCGGTGAACGGTGCGGCGGTCAAGACGGTAGCAGAAGCCTGGACCGGAGCGACCGCAGCCGGAACGCCTAACTACTGGCGATTCATCGGGGCTACGGAAAAGGCTGGCTCTATTGGCGGAGAATCAATGTCCCTCCCCCGGATTCAGGGCAGTTGTGGCAACACCGCTGGGGTAGATGTGTACCTGACTAACCCCGTATTGACGACTGACGCTTCTCTGGATGCCAAAACGCTGAATGCGTTTTCCGTCTCAGTGTTGACGAACTGAGGTTTAGCGCATGGCCCGTTTTTCGACCGGTTTGCGGAATGCCCTGGCCTCGAACTATGGGCTGGGCCTAGTAATGAATGGCGGGGTGATTCGGGTCTATGGGGGTACGCGCCCCAACAGCCCAGATAACCCACCAGGAACGAATGAACTGGCACAAATCACCACGGAAGGCAAAACGTTTGTGCCAGGCAATGATGCGGTGGGGGCGGGCTTGATGCTCACTGTGCTTTCGCCTGGATTGCTAACGGGAGTCGGGGAATGGCGACTGAAAGCCGGTTTGCTAGGAACGGCGACCTGGTGGCGCTGGTGCTGGGGAGGGTCGGACCCATTAACCGAAAGCACGTACTATCCACGAGTGGATGGGGTGGTAGGGACGGAATTGGTTTTGCTGAGTACGGGTATGTACGTCGGGCTGAATACTCCGATTGAGCAATTCCTGTTTACTTTGACGCTGGGGACGTAACCGATGGCGGAGTGCAAGCTCTATAAAACGACGGGGCGGACGTTCATTATTGACCCCAGCCCAGAAGTGCCTCCGCAACCGCAAGTTCCACCAAGGGTTACTCCAGGCCCTGGAACGGAATGGATATTAGAGGATGGGGGGTTAACTGCCGTGGGTACAGATACGACATCTCCTGCGCCCGGTGGCTCACCTCCAGGGGGAGGGGGTGATTATATTTATTTAAGCGATTTAATCGGCTCAGGCGGAGGGGTCACAGTTCCTCCGGGGGCAATCATTATTGATGACTTATAACTTTAGGCACCTTTCATGGCCGTAATACGCGCTACCTATACGCCTGCCTGGGATGCTGGGGCGAGAACTATTGCCGGATTAACTGGAGATGGCCGATTCTCGTTTTCGGTCGGCTCTATTATTGGCGTGGTCTGCGGATTCAGCACGCAAGACGTAGGGGTAACGTATGGAGAAATTACCCACGGCTTTTATCTGACTCCAGATGGAGTTCGAGTAATTGAGCGTGGGGACTTCAAAACAGCGTTCGCCAGTTACGACGCCGAGGCCGTGTTTGCGCTGGAACGAACCGGGACGGTCGTTCGCTATTATATTGATAATGTCTTGATTTATACCAGCACCAAACTTTCTGAAGGTGTGGTCTACGGAGATTGTTCATTATTCTTTTATCTGGATTCGATTCTTGATGCCACAATTACCCCGGCACCGAATCGCGAAAATACCGGAAGTGCGGGCTTACCATTAGGGGCGTTCGGGGTTGAAGGAGACTGGAATCAAGGATTGTTTTCTTTAGGGACGTTGCAAAGCGCCGGAGAAGAGTGCGCAGTTCTAGCTTTGGGTTCCTTATCCGCCCAAGGGGTTGAGGGAGACGCGAATTGGGGGCACGCCGGACTTGGCCCGCTGGCTGTAACGACGACCGATGATCTTAGTACTGCGTGGCTGACCCTGGGCGCATTGTGGGCGAAAGGGGCGGAGGGCGACCCAAACTGGGGCCGGGTCACCCTGGGACCCGTGACCGCTACAGGGTGGGAAGAGGTCTTGCTCCCGGAGTACAACGCCGGCGCGGTTTGGACGGGACCCGTTTATGCGTATGGCTACGAAGGAACCGTTGATACCGCTACGGGCGACATCACCTGTGGCGCATTGTGGGCGAAAGGGGCGGAGGGCGACCCAAACTGGGGTAACGCCGCCATCGGCCCGGTATCCGCTTTTGGGTATTCGCTCAGACAGCGGTATCTGAATGCAGAATGGCCAGAATGGACGGCAGAAATTATAGAGTTGGTGGCCCCCAGTTATGCGGTGGGAGACATTCAACTGACCTGGCCGCCCCGAACACTTTTCGCTGAAGGTGAAGACCGCGATGCTACGGCCACGCTCACCTGGCCGACGCGAACCCTCACCGCCTACGGCGGCGGCTCTGCCAAACTCACCTGGCCGACGCGAACCCTGACCGTAGCCGGTACGCTGGAGTCCGTTGGCAAGGCCGAACTGACGTGGCCCACCTGGGCGTTGACCGCTACCGGGCTAACCGGAGGACTGGGCGCGGCGGAACTGACGTGGCCGGCCCGCGCTTTATCGGCGTATGGCGGAGGCATGGCGAAACTCGCCTGGCCAGCCCGAACCCTGACCGTAGCCGGTACGCTGGAAATTGTCGGCGCCGGAGCGGTGAGGTGGCCGCGCTGGATACTGACCGCGACAGGGTTGACGGGGGGAGTAGGCACCGCCGAACTGACGTGGCCGACCCGAACCCTGGCGGCAGAAGGTTGGACCGGTGGGGTAGGAGCTTTTGCGCTGCGGTGGCCGACGCGGATTCTGACCGCGACCGGCAGCGGGGGTCTTACCGAAACCACCTATGCCATCAACCTGACCAGCGGGGCCGTAACTCAGTTGCTCATCGGCGCGTTCGATAAACTGGTGACCGCCCATGGGCGGCTGTACGGGCTACGGGAGGGGGTGTTGTTCTATCTGGGTGGCACGACCGATCAAGGCACGGAAATCCCGGTGACCCTTCGCTTTGCCCCGCAGCAGTTTGGGACCTATCAGGCGAAGCGGTTGGATGGGCACGTGTACCTCAATACCCGTGAGGATGATGGGATCACCCTGACCCTGGTTCAGGATGAAACGACCGCCTGGACCTACCAGACGGCTACGGACACCGCGCCGGCCCTGGGTACTCATCGGGTGAAAATAGGGCGCGGGATCACCTTCCATTCCCTCGGATTGACGGTGCAGAACCGGAACGGGGGCCGGCTGGACATAGGCGGGCTGGAACTCCCGGTCTATCCGCTCTCCCGGAGACCTAAATGAGCGAAGTCGAATCTGCGATTGACAGCCTACTGTCCAATCTTCGTAATTTGTCGAGCAGCTATCGCAGTTCGGCTACAACCCTGATTCAGGCTGCGGACCAGGCCACGCAAGCGTTACGGACGCCGGGGCCTGGCCGACTGGACTATGACGTGGATCGGGCGCTGCCTGCGTTTGTTCGAGTGCCGCTACCGCCCACGTTACCCGGCGTAAAGGGGTTGACCCTGCCAGCCGCAGGGGATTTGCAGGCGATTTCAGGGATCAATAACCGGTTCTCTGGGACTCCCCCGGATTTGAGTTGGCCGGAGTTCGAGTACGAGGATGTGGAAGCACCAGGCGAATTTACGGACTCCGCGCCGCCGATTCCCGCGCTGAGTCTACACCCTATCGTTCCTGGATTAGCCGCGTTTACTGCGCCGGATACAACGACTCCGACCCCAGTGACGGTAGACGCCTTGAGCGGCGAACCTCCGACAGTGCCGTTGCCGAGCTTTACCGCGTTTGTCGGTGATTTGTACGCGGAATACGAGAACGGGCTGGGGGTGTTGGGCGTAGATTTTGCCGACTGGTCTGAGACCCTCGCGCAATTACGGGCGGCGCTGGAGCCCCTCGAAACCGACCTGTACGCCCGGTTGCGCGGGATTTTGACGGGAACCGAGCCGGGGTTGCCCGATACCTGGGAAACGCAGACGTATGAGCAAGCGCAGCACGAAGCGTTTGCGCAACGCTATGCGGGGCTGGACGCCCTGGACGCCGCGCCGGGGTCCATCACTGGGCTGCCGTCCGGCCAGCGGGATTATGCCCAACTGAAGCTGGAGATGCAGACGCTGCAAACCGTGGCGCTGGCGGCGGCCAAGACGGCCAACGCTCGGCAACAGCGCGAAGTGCAGCATCTGCAATGGGCGCTGGACCTCGCGGTGAAGCTGGCGGATGCGGCACTGGAGCTGCGGGCGCAAGAGGCTTCCTGGCGGATGCAGGGCGTTTTGCTGGCGCTGGACGGGGCGCAGGCCACGCTGGACGTGGCGCTGAAAGTGCTTGCGTTTAAGAGCAAAGAAGTGGCGATGTGGGTGCGCTATAACGATACTCAAGTGCGCCGTACCGAAGATCGGATGAAGCTTGAAAAGACCAAACTGGAACAGCTTCAGGTCCAGGTGGCGAACAATAAGCTCAAAGCCACCTACAACCAACACCAGGCCGACATTGATGCAATCGCTTCGGCTTATGTGGAAACCACCATTACGCTGTTTGAGGCGCAGGGGGATTATCTTCTGGCCGACCAGGACTGGCGAAAGCTGAGCTTCACGGTGTTTGAGGCCGAAGTGGCCGCCTATCAAGCCCGCGTCAAAGCCACGCTGGCCGAACACGCGGCCCTGAAAGCGCGGATCAAGGGTGATCTGGCGCAAGCGGATGCCGAACTGGCCCTGGCCAAGCAATACGAAATTGAGATGAAAGCACAAGAGGCTAATGCGCGGGCGCTCTTGGCGCAAACCAAGGTTCGCGCCGAACGCAACCAGCAGGCGCTGACCGCCTACAACGCGGAGGTGGCCGCCAAGCTGGGCTGGCTCCGGGGCGTAGATCGGGTTGTGGATCTTGCCGTGCGGGCGTTGGTGCAGGGGTACGAAGCGGAAGTGCAAGAGCAGGTGCTTCAGCTGGCGTCTCAGGAAATCAAGGACCAGGAGGAGTTGGCGGCGGCTCAGCGGGAGATGCAGGAGGAGCAACTGGATTTACTCACAACCCTGCAAATTCATTCGGTACATCTGGAACAAGCCGCCGCGCAGGGCCGGGTGATGGCCCAAGGCGCAAGTACCTTGGGCGGAATTGCGCAAGCCGCGTATGCCGGCTTGAATGCCGTGGGAACGCGGGAACTGATTGAGGAAGCCTGATGAGCGCGGATTCAGATATTTCGACCCTGTTGTCGCACGCGACCAGCGCCGCTTCGTCGTTAGCCAGCCATTCGTCCAATCTGGTGAGCGATGCGACTACGGCGCTGGTTGAAGAAGTTGAATTTTTAGGGGGGAGCACCGCTTCAGCAACGTCTTACGGAGTGACAAATAGGGGAGGGGGTTTTTCCGGGACGTTTTTCGGCACTGATGGATACGTTGGGGTTGTAGGTTCCGGGGGAGCGGTTAATCGGTACATATCCGATGATCCCCCTCCAGCCTTTCCGGTGTTCCCGGAGGTTGATTTGGGCACGCCGCCCAACACTCAGGAATTGGATGAAGTAGCCCTGGATGTGGATTATCTGGACTTCCCCACGTTGACGTTCCCCACGTTTCAGTACCCTCACGTGGCGGGAGTCCCCACGTTCAGCAAGACCGTCCCCGCTGTCGGTACGGAACCGGCAATGCCGCCGCCGCCTAACGCCGACGCCGTGTTTGAACCTCAGTTTTTAGACTTGACGGCGGTAGACCCGGTGACGTTGAGCGTTGCGCCTCCCGAATTCGCTCCGATTGATACCGAGATTGAATTTGACCCTACGCTCTACACCACAGCGTTGAACCGGTTTCAAAACAGCATTTTGGGCGGGAGCGGCGGCGTGCCCGGACTGAATGAGTTGCTGGACGAGGTTATAACCTGGGCACAGACCGCGCTGGATGCGGTCTTGCCCGCCGCCTTGACCGTCTTGTCGGCCCGGATGGCGGACAAGCAGGCCGCCGTGTTGGGGTTTCACGACGATTTGCGCGACCGATTGACTGAACGGCTCGATACCGAAAAGGAGCGAGTCGTAGCTACGCTGGACGACCGCTCCGGGTGGGAGTGGCCGCATTCGGTGCGGGTGGCGCGGAAAGCCATGATCGGTCGGTTGGCGGATGCCTGGGCGGCCCAGGCAGAAAGTCAGGCTGATACGCAAACGGCAGAACTGGCCCTGGCCTTTTTTGAAACCTGTGGGGCATTGCTGACTCGCTTTACCACGGGTGTGCAGAAGCTGAAAACGCAGGAAATCGCGCAAACACTGGAAGCCCACAAAACCGCTATCGCCTATGCCAAGGCCACGCTCGCCGCGCTCTTGGCGCAGTACGAAGCCGAGACGTTTCTAACTCAGGATACCGAGTTCCAGAAGGCGGAAGCCCAGCTTAAATTGTTCGAGGCCGAGATAACCGTTGCCCTATTGCAGTACGAAATAGCGCGGGCGAATCTGGAGGTCGAATCCGCCCAACAGGACGTAGACGCGACCCGAATCCAGACCTTAAAGGCCGAAGTTTCCCAAAGCCAAAATGCCGTGCGCCGCTATGCCGCTCTGGTGGGGGCGGCTCGCAAGGAAGTCGAACTGCGGCGGTTTGCGGTTGAGCAGTTTGAATTGCAGGTAAAAGCCTATGGCGCACAGATTAACGCCCACGAGGCGCGTGTGAGTGCACAGGTTGCCGAGATTGACGGCGACACCGCGCGGGTCGAAGGGCAACTTAAGAAGCTGGAAGGCTTTGAATCCGAGATGCGTGGCTTCCTGCAACTGATCGAAACCAAGCGCTTGCGGGCGGAAGCACAGTCTACTCGCAACACGGCGGTGATTGAGGAATACGAACAGCGGACGAAATCCGCATTAGCCCAGATTGACCAAAGCGCGCTGGAGAATGCCCACGCGCTGAAGCAGTATGAAGTGCAGGTCAATAATTTGCTGGCCGACGCAAAGCTGGACCGTCAATCCGCAAAACTGGAACTGGAGTTCCGCATTAAAAAACTGGAGGGGGAACTGGACGCCTATCGGCTCACGCAAGAGCGCAACGTGGAACTCATGAAGACCGAATTGGCGCGGTTGAAAGCGATTGCGGAGGTCAATGGACAGGGCGCGAACATCATGGCCAGTATGGCCCAAGGTGCGATGTCGGCGGCGAATGGGATTGCCGCTGCAATTTTCTCGGAAGCGGCGTGAAAAACCCGCCGTGGGGCGGGTTGGGTACTTTTCCAGTTCAGCGGCTTAATCCAGCTCATTCGTCGCTGCGGTTGGCAAGACTTCTTGGCGGCCTTTGCCATCAATCAACAAATCGTCCTTAACTCCACCCGCCTCCAGATGCGCTTTCATCCAGATCGGCGGCTTGCCTTTGCCGGTCCAGGTCGCGGCGCTGTTCGGGTCTTTATACTTGGGCGCACCACTGGCGTCTCGCTTCGCTGATTTGGGGGCTTCAGTAACCGCCGTGGCGGGCGCCGCGTCAAACAGATCAGCAGGCGTCAGCCCCAGTAAGGCGGTCTGCTCCAACACATGTTGGCGGAGATGGACAATCTGTTCATCGCGTAGCGCGGCCATTCGGCGCTCAATGAGTGTTTTGGCGGTGGTTAGCGCTTCAAAATCTTTGCTATCTATCAAGTCAGAAAATACCGCTTCTTCAAGAGGAAAAGAAGAACCATCAATCGCTGTCAATCTCATTCGCAGTACTCATCATCGTGGCGGAATTGCCACGATGAATTTTGATTGAAAAGAGTTTGAAGCGCAATCCCCTTTGGAATCCGCGCCTATTCATGCTGCCGCCCGGTCTATCCGGTCGCCATCATGAATTTCTTCGGTTCGCGTTTCGCCGGGAGCGCTGAGTCGTTGACCCAACAAGTTCTTGCTCCCTATCTTAAGCATATTGCCACTGATACCCGGCATGACGCCGCCTTTTTCCTTTGCAGCAAGCTGAAATAGATGAATCATGGAAACCGTTCCTTCGTGCTTCCCCGATAGAATGAAATCTGACCATAGAGCCAGTGACCAAATGAGTGCCGATAACTTCCCGTATCGCTTTATCTCCAGTTGTTTTATTCAGTCCTGTCCGATGAGCATGAGCGTTGTTATGGGAACTGTTGCACCATTCAAGATTATCCACATGATTGTTGCATTTATTTCCATCTTTGTGGTTTACTTCTTGATAATCATCCATGTTTTGAATAAATGCCTTAGCAACAAGCCTATGAATTTTATAAGACATCGCTTTACCATTACGGCACAGCGAAACATGAAAATATCCTGCACTATTTATCGCAGGTTTAATCTCTTTATCTTTTACACACCCTTGCCCACTTGTAACCCTAAATATGCGACCACAGTCGGACACTTCATAAATCCCTTCAAAACCAACAACCGGCTTGACGTTCATCATATTGATTCCCATAATGTACCTAACAGTTCGGTACATTATAAGGGTTTCCATGAACGAGCGCAAGCCAGAACACATTACCTTTCGGGTATCGCCGGAATTCAAGACGTTGCTCCGACGACTCGCAGACCAGCAAAACCGCAGCATGACTTCGTATATCGAGTGGCTGGTGCTGCAAGACGCGGCGAAAACCGAGCCGAAAAACCGGCGCGGATAACACGTCGAGGCCGCCGGACGCCCTGCTCCGGGCCTTCCGTGCATCGCCTTTTGGCTGGCACGGAACAAGGCCCTACGCAATGGCTTAAACCGGCGGGGTCGCTCGTCATCCTTGACTCACTTCAACGAATGCCGGAAAATTTGACTGAACAGGCCATACAGCTTGCTTTCTTCCTGTTCAATCGTTTTCAGTTGCAGCCGTTTTTGCGGGAGGGGCATATCGGTTGCCTGAATCAGGTCGTGCAACTGGCGGCGGGTTTTTATTAGACCCTGGAACTGTTCCAATACCGATCCCAACCGAATCAGCGCCGCTTTCTCACGCACCAGGTCAAACATTCCCGCCGAGTCTTGCGCCCGTTTGGCGGCATTGAAGGCGCCGACCGCTTCCCGAATCTGATTGGCCTGGTCAGAAAACAGCGTTCGGGCATTCTGTACGGTCTCCACGCGCACAAACTTACGCAGGCCCGGCGTTTCCCGCAGTTCGGGGACGACGCCTTGCGCCATCGTCAGCCCCCAACCGAGCGTATCGCTGAGGAATTGGCCGGCGCCCCCAGTCAGGCCCCGCCACAGGTAGCGTAGCGTTTCCGGGGAAATATCGGTGAGTGCCCCCGACGATTCATAAGCGGACCCGCCAGCGAGTTTATTCAGCCCGGTTGTTACCCGGTCCATCAGGCCGCCAGTGGTTTCGCGCCAGCGGCGGGCGCTGTCCGGCTGGCCCGGATTCCAGGGCATCACCTCCGGCATGATCGGCGATCCCAGGCCGCCGCGATTGATCATGATGTCGGTCGGCATCCGCAGCAGCGTCGGCATCAGTTCGGCCAGATTCTTGATGTCGGCGGTTTCGCCCAGCAGCGGATTGCCCAGCGGGCTGAAATGCTCGAACAGGGCCGAGGCCAGTCGCACGCCGGCTTTGCCGTCATCGGCGCCGTGGGCGAGGTCGGACAGCACGTTGCCCAGCGCCCAGAACATGCCGTAGCCGTAGGGCAGCGGCACGGTGACCTGTTTCTCGCCCAGTTGCAGGATCAGGTTGCGGTCTTTGGTGTAGCCGGGAATCCGCCGCCAGCGTTCCTCGTCCTCGTCATCGCCGCCCCGCGCCAGATTGGCCAGCAGGAAGGCCAGCCCGACCAGACCCGCCGCCGCTGCTTGGGCCTGGCGCTTGTGGGGGCTGTTGAGCAAGGTATCCAGCAGAACTTGCGTGCCCTGCACGTTGGGATTGAAGAACAGGTACAGCGCACCGAGGGGATAGGTCATCTCGCCGCGCCGGTTGAAGTTCACCGTCACGTTGGCCGCTGCGCTGGCCGCTTCCGCGTCGCTGCCGCCCTGTTCAATCACGGTGCGGAAAGTGGCAATGCGTAGCGCATTTTCGCCCGCCTGGTTGAACGCTTCGATCAGGCCGAACACTTTGCGCACCACGTCCGCCGACAGTACGCGGGCCGCCGCGCCGGGCTTGCCAGCTTTCCAGGTCGCAACGGCGCCCTGGGCATCCTCGAAGGTCCGTTCGATGTCGCCGCCCATCCGCTCCAGATCAGACAGGTACGAGGCCCCTGTGCTGCCTCCGGCCTGGCGATAGCGATCCAGCCAGGTATGGGTACCCTTGTCGCGGGCAAAGCGCCAGGCCTCGCGGAACGATCCCACGTAATGCTTGAGGGCCTGGGCGGCAAAGCCGGCGCCGTATTTTCCCGTCAGGTTGATGGTGCCGGCGGTCAGGTCGCGGGCCATATTGACCAGCAGGAATTCCGGGTTGTAGCCGGTGTAGGCTTTGGACAGGAACGTGTTGAAACTGCGCGCCACTTTCAGCAGGCCGCCCGCTCCGTCCACGCCCAGCGCATTGTAGGCGCGGGCCGCCGCTTCGTCGTTGAGTTGGATTCGCACCAGTTCCCCGTTGATATACACGCCGGCCTCGTTCTCGGCCAGCAGGGGACGGGTCATGTATACGACGCTGGGGTCAACGGCCTTATGCCGCACGCCGTACTGCGCGACCGGGCGCCCGGTGGCGGCGCTGTCGGCGGCAATGGCGGCCTTGGCGTCGTTGTAGCTCTGGTAGGCCCCCAGCGGGCGGCCCTCAATCCAGACCTCGTGCAGCCAGCCCTGGATCAAAGTAGCGTGCTTTTCGGGCTGGCCGACCGTGCCGATGGCCGGATTGTTGGCCTGCTCCACGAATTGTTTGAGCGCCTGGCCGACCTTGTTTTTCTCGATGTTGAAGAGCGCGCGTTCCCGGTCGCGGAAGATGTTTTCCAGTACGTTCTCGGCGCGCAGATCGTGGCCCATGGCACGGCGCTGGCGGGCCACCACTGAATTACCGGGGCCAGTACCCTGTTTCGCGGGCGCGTCGTCCGGGCCGCCCTTGAGCGGGACATAGTGCTGATAGGCCGCATCCCAGGCGGCGACCGTCTCGGCGTTCAGGATGCCGGCGTCCAGCAACAGGTTTTTGGTGCCCTCGGCGATGGCCCGGAACTGCTCGGCCATGCGCTCGAAGGCGGCGAAGTTGGGCAGGGCGCGGTAGCGGGCCAGAATGGTTGCCGCTTCAGCGTCGGTCAGCCCGGACCCCGGTTGATCAGGATCCGCATAGCGCGGGTTGATCTTGGCGATGGCCCGGTTGCGCTCGGCGGCGTGTTGGGCGATCAGGTATTCCGGGATGCTGGGCTTGAAACGCGCCGGCAAAGACTGGCCGTCCATCAGCGCGGCGATGAAGTCGCCCCCGGTGACGGCATAGCCGGCCTGGCCCGCCGCTTGCACCAGCGGGGTCAGGGTCTGGTCGCGGAAGTCTTGCGCCTGCGCGGCGAAGCGTTTAACGCTGCGTTCTTCCTCGCCGTACACGTCGGCGTCGGGCGTCAGGTTGATGCCTGTCTTCTTGTGCCAGTCTTGCAGGGTCTTGAAGCGCAGGAACCGGTCTTGAATCGCCCGGCGCAGCACCTCGACCCGCGTCATCGGCGGCAGGGTCATCTGCGGCGGGGTGCCGGGGGCGATGGCGATGGCGAAGCGTTGGGGGCCGCCCGAAGGCGGCGTTACGGTGTCAGGCGTTGTTTCTGCAACAGCGCCTTGAACTCCCGGCGATTGGCTTCTGAGTCGCTCTTGTTCGATTGCCGCAGTGATTCGATCTCCTGCGGCGTCAAGGGTCCCGGCGCCCAGGAGGGTGCGGGCTTCGGACTCGGTGAGGGCGCGAGGGTTGCCGCCGTAGAGGGAATGGTCGCGGAGGAACCGTTCGAGGTTTTCAGCGCCATAACGAGCCTCCAGGGTTTGATAGGTGGATTCGGATAAGGCTATTTTAGCACTGAATTGCGCCGCGCCGATAGCCGCCAGGTGTACGACTCGCCCGCCGCGCCCTTCAATGAACTGGCGCAATTCGCTAAACGTACCGCCGCCCGTAACCGCATCATCGACTAAAAGATAGCGGGCGCCAGGGCGCACGTCGCCATCAAACTGCGGGCGAAACGCCAGGCGATGCCAGGTATTTTGGCTGGTTCGCCCGACTTTGTTGGTTTGCACGATAGAAGTATCAACCGATAGCCCGGTCAGTTCACTGATAAAATCGGCAAACGTTCTTGGAATCTTATTGGTCCCATTACGTTCCACCGCATGAACTGGTACGACTATGGCATCAGGATACCGAGCGGCCAGCGCGCGCAACTTGGTTTGCTGGTCACGCTGCATGATGGCGCTGATGACGCGCACCGCTGCTGCGCGGTCGCCGGTCTTGGCTGCAAGGTACTCGGGATGCGCTTTCAGCTTGGCGATGGTGGACAACGGCGTAATGTTTGGAAAATCGGTAGGCCATGGCACGCCGTACTGGCCCGTCGCCGCCCGCTCGCCGGCATAGGCATAGCGAATATCGGGGTTGACCGGGGAGAACGCGCCGGTGTTGGGAGTCCTTACCTGCACCCACTGCCGCTCGTTGAGCTTTGTCGGTTGCCCGTTCGGCGCTTTCAGCCAGCCGGCTTTCTTGGAACCGTCCGGGTTGGTGTAGCGGGCCACGACCTCGGCGTACTGCCGGGCCGCTTCGGCGTCTTCCTGGGCGATCGCTGCCCGCAGCATCGCTTCGTAGACCCCGGCATGGGTCGTTTGCAGCCCTTTGGCGCGTTCCCACAACCAATGGTGCATGAGATGCTGGTAAACCCGATTATCCTTATATTTTTCCGGGATATTGGTTTGATCCTTTAACTGGTTGAATCGGCGCTCAATTCTGGAAACGAAGCCCTCTGCCAATTTTGGCTTGTCACTCTTGTCGGAAAACTCGCGCGCCAGCGTCGCTGCTTCGGTTTCGACCCCTTTGACGCTACCCAAACCGGTCAGCCAGGTATTGATTTCCACTGCATCCGCGGTCGGGGTATCGCCCAGTCCCAGAAAATGCTTGATGAACCCCGTCTTGCCGGGGCCAATCCCGGCCATATTGCGCAACGCGACATCCAGCTTTTGCGTATCGCCCTTGGCGGCGTTGATGGCCTGCGTGACGGCCAGGATTTCGTGCAGATTGTTGTACTGGCGGGTTTCGGTGCGCGGCTTTCCGCCATAATTTTTTTGATAGGTGCGCTCGGTAAACGCTTGGTTGCGGGGGACATTGGCTCCGAAAGCATCCCGTATCTGCAACCCTTCTTCCCACAACGCGGGTTCCAGGCGGCCTTGTTCAATCGCGTCCAGCGCCCGTTTGCCATTGGGGGACAACAGCCAGGCCGCCGTCGCTTCTTCCGGGCGCACTTTGCCGTTCTGGTCAATAAACCGTTCGGGCACGACAAACCCGGTGCGCGCCTGAATCACAGCCGGATTGATGGCATCCGACCGCTGGCTGGCCAGGGTCAGCAGATAGGCTTTGGCGACATCGCGCGGCGTGACCTTCCCCTCGATCAGCTTTTGATGCTGGCTCAGGATGTATTCGGCCACGGTATTCAGATATTGCGGGTAGTCCCCCAGGATCCCCAGCACGTCTCGATTGCTGATAAACCCGGTCTTCCTGAACCGATCCATCAAACTGGCAGTGGTTTCAGCGCCAAACACGCCCCGCGTCATCGCCCCCGCCCGCACTTCCCGCTGCGCGGCGGTTTCCAGCGCCGATTGCGCCAGCAGCACCAGATCATCGGTGGTCAAGTCCAGCTTGAACCCGGCGCGGGTCAGGAAGGCGCGCACGGCGGCCAGGATGCGGCGGAACAGCGGCAGGTCGGCATTGGCCTGGTCGCCGACCAGGTACGCCAGCGCCTCCTCGGCGACCAACTGCGGATTGTTCACGTCCTGGTTCAGCGCCTTCATCGCCTTCAGGGCCTGCTCGAAAGCCGCGACCACGCGAACGTTACCGGCCTTCCGCATCCGTTCCATCTGGTCGAGCACGCCCGCGAATGTGGTCTCGCCCATCCATTGCCGTGCCGGCGTCAGGCGCAACAAGGCCATGGCGAGCCGCAGGGCGCGCGGCTTGGGTTGATCCAGCCCCAGGCGCCGCTGATGCACCGCGACCTCGTGACGCAGCAGTCCGGCCACGTCTTCCGGGCGGATGTGCTCGGCGATCAGGTACACGGTCCCGGTTTCCGGGTCTACCGCGCCGCCGACCCGCTGGCCGGGGGGAATCTGAATCCGGCCTTGCGACCGGCGTACCGCGTCCTGCTGGGTAGCGACCAGCGCCAGCGAGCCGGCGTCTATCAGGTCTTGTACGATCCGGTCACCGGCAATGGCTTCCAGCGAGGCGCGCACCGAGGCGGGGGTGGCGGCAATGGCAAAGCGTTGGGGCGGGGTGGTGGGAGTTGCTTGCGCGATGCGCTGGGCCTGTTCCTGATGTTCGATGCGCCGCGCTTCGGCTTCCGCCACCAAGCGGTCATCCGCCGGAATCGGCATCTTGGCTTCGGTCATCTCCTGTTCGAGCGCCGCGCGGTCGGCAATGGCCCGGCCCAATTCCGCTTCTTGCGGGAATGGAGCGCCGATTTGGGCCATCGTGCGTCGTAAGTCTTCTTGCGCGATCCGAATTTCGTCTTCGTAACTGCGGCGGGTTTGACCGCTACTGCTCATTTTGTTCAGCGCACTACCGAGGTCGTAGCCGCTTTGTGCGAGAGGGAATTCAGTTTCGACATCCGAACCCACGTGTTTCCGAATCCAAAATTCCTCGCTGGGAACCGTGACGACCAATTTCAATTCTTTGGTATCGTATTGGCCCGCCGCCTTGCCTTGCAGAACGATTGGGAATCGCCCGTTGAGCTTGCCTAACTGAATGGGGCGCTGCGCCAGTTGCGCCAGCGCGCCTTCATCCTGAAGCTTCGGCAAGCGCCGATTGACTTCCTGGAACAGGGCTTCGGCAAATTCGTTGCGCTTGGTGTAGGTCTTGCCGTTCAGTTCGCCGGACTCGAAGACCGCCCGTTCAGCGTATTCGCCCAATTCCTCTTCCACCACGCGCCAATGCCGCGCATAGCGGGTTTTCCAGTCCAGACTGTTTTCCAGGTCCCGCTGCCGGCCATGCAACGCCGCCTGATTTTGCTGATGCGCGGCGCGCAGGGTTTCCAGCTTGCGAATGGTGTTGGTCAGGTCGGCCAGTTGTTTGAAACGCGGGTCGCCCGCTACGGCGGCGGTGGCCTGTTCGTACACCGAAGCCGCCGACACGTCTTCAATGCTGTCAATCGTGCTGTCGCCCGACAAGGCCGCTTCGATAAAGCGCATCTTGCGCGCCAGCAGCCCCCATTGCGCCGCCTCATACGTGCCTTTGGTGCCGTACAGCTTGATCCGAATCGTGGGGTTCTGGTTGCCTTGCCGCAGAATGCGCCCGAACGGCTGCTCGACCAGCGCCGGATACCAGGGCGGATCCAGGTAGTGCAAGACTTCCAGCCGATTTTGTACGTTGACGCCCGTGCCCATTTTCTTGGCCGACCCCAGCAGGATGCGCACCTTACCGGCGCGAACATCGCGGAAGACCCGCTCTTTATTGGCGGCGGTTTTGGCGTCATCGAACCAGGCGACTTGATCCAGCGGAATCCCGGCTTGCTTAAGCCGCCGATTCACCCAGGCGCGCGCATCGAATCCGCGCCGGTTTAACACCCCTTCGCCGAAGCCCACGTTGTAAAACACGATTTGGGTACTGCCCGGCAACACCATCGGCTGCCCGTCGCGGTCTCGATAAATCTGGTCTGCCCCCGCGCGATAGTCCGTGATGATTTCGTCAATCATCCGGTTGAGCTTGGAATGGGGGTCGCTGGGCAAGGCTGGGTTGGTAAAGCGCAAATCAATGGACGCCAGCAGAGCATCGTTATTGATCGCCATGATCGGGTCTGGATTACCCGGTTCCTCACGAGAGGGTTTGAATCTCCGCGATTGCTCCAGGCGCGGCGCCAGCACCTGCTGCATGTAGGTATTCAGGTCCGGCGACTTGTCTGCTTCCAGCATCGCCGGGGCGCCGCCTTCGATCTGGGGGATGTTCTTGACCACCGACCGTAACTGGGTGCCGGTCAAAATATCCATGAAGGACCGCACCTGCGCCATCAGCGCCGGCACGTTGTTGAACTTGGAGAACCGCGAAACCGGTTTCAATACCCCCGTGGCGTCCGGCTCGTATTCCATCACCTCTTCGCCGAACATCGCCGCCCAGGCATCGAAGGTATGGACGTTCAGTTGCCGCAAACTGGCTTCATCGAAAAAGCGCATCACGGTAAACAGTTCGCCCATCGTATTCGTGACCGGGGTCCCGGAGGCGAACACAAATGACCGTCCTGGATGCTGCGCTTCCAGCCAGCGGGTCTTGACGTACAAATCCAGCGCCTGCCAGGAGCCTTTCGGATCAATACCCTTGATTTGCAGCCCGGTGGTGAAATCCAGCTTGCGCGCTTCGTGGGCTTCGTCGTAGAACACGAAATCGGCGCCCAGGTCTTCAAAGCGAATGGACGTGCCGCTCCGGTCGCCACTGCCGATCATTTTGTCAAACCGCTGCTGGGCCTGTTCGTATTGCTGTTCCAGCCGGGACCGCAAAATGCGGGTGTCCTGCCCGGCCCCCAGTTCGGCAATCGCTTCCTGGATGTCGTTCAGGATTTGGCGGCGTACCGGGGCCAGGGTTTCTTCCCGCATTCCGATCAGCTTCATCGAACTGTGGGTGAGGATGATGGCGTCGGGATTGTTGAGCGCCGCTTGCGCCAGGAACCGTCTGCGGTTGTCGCCGGTAAAGTTTTTGCCGCTGGCCACCATGATGTTCGCGGTGGGGTAGGCGTCCATGAACTCGGACGCGAACTGCTCCAGCATGTGATTGGGCACCACGTACATCGGGCGCCGAATCAGTCCCAACCGCCGTTGCTCCATACCGGCCACAATCTGTTCCAGGGTTTTACCGGCCCCGACCGCGTGCGCCAAATAAGTATTGCCGGTTTGGATAATGCGCCAGATCGCCCGTTTTTGATGGGGGTGCAGGACATACCGCAGCGACAAGCCCGGCAGGGTCAGATGGGAACCGTCAAACTTGCGTCCCGCCAACCGGTTGAACCGGTCGTTGTAGGTATTGACCAAATCCAGCGCCCGCACGCCGTCGCGCCAGACCCAGGCTTTGAACTGCTCGCCGATCTGCTTCGCCAGTTCGTTCGCCCGCAGCGTCAGTTCGGTGTTGGTGACTGTGGCTTTGCTGCCGTCGGGATTGCGCACGGTGTCGCTGATCGTGATGCGGGTATTGCGCAACGCCGCCTGCAACACCTCGTAGGGCGATAGCTGGTTGAGCACCCCATAGGGATGCGCCACCGCCCGTTCATTGCGGCGTCCGCTGGTATCTTCCGACCGGACTTGCCAGGTGGTCGTCAGCGGGTCAAACGTCACTCGCGCCGGCAGTTCCAGCGCCTCGCGCGCAAACTGCTCGATGTAGCGCGGTTCGATCCAGCCCGCGCCGATCTTGACCGTGATGCTTCCGATTCCTTTGGGCATCGGTTGTACATCGCGGAGCGCCTCGACGTTGCGTTGCAGCGCTGGGTTGAGGCGGGCCGCCAGTTCAGCCTCGGCCAGTTTGGTCACTACGTCGCCGGACAGGTACTCGTCGGCTAACTGCCATTCGCCCGCTGGCGTTTGGTAGACCAGCGTGCCCAGCCGGGCCAGCGTCTCGTCGCGGTCGAGGTCCAGTTCGCCGGCCACGTCCGCCAAATCCAGATAGCCCTTGCGATCCAGCGACACCGCCAGCGCGTCTTGAGGGGTGGCGACGGTCCGGGCTTGGGGCGGGCGAATGGTGCGCCCCTTCAGGAACGGGGCTTTAACGATGTCGCCCTGTTCGTTGATGTTTTCCAGGGCGTAGGCAACCGAACTGTCGCTGTCCAGTTCCAACAGTCGTTTGTTTTGGAAGGTTCGGCTTTCGCTGAGCAGGTCATTGTCTTCGCTGATGCGTTCCGCCAGCTTGTCCCGAATCGCCGCCGGCAACGCCGCCTGATCACTCAGTGCCTGCGCAATCGCGCGTTTGGTCTCCGGCGTCATCTTCTCCCAGGCTTGGAAGGGAATCTTGGCCGCATCAAACACCCAGCGCCGCTCTTCGACGGTCAACGCCGCCCAGGTCTCCTTGACTTCGGGCGCGACCCGCTGTTGCACGGTATAGGCCAGCAGCGGCCCGTGCTGGGCGCGGAACGCATCGTAACGGGCATTGAGGGCGGCCAGTTCCTGTTCCCAGGCGCCGTCTTCCCATTGACTTAGCTTGGTGGCGCGTACCTGCTGCAACAGCCCCAGATAGTCCTGGACGAACGGCAGTTGTTTGGGCTTCAGCCAGGGCGCAACTTCGCTCAGGGGCCGCCCAGCGCCGTTCTCGACCCGCATCAGCGTGCCGTTATCGGCCAGGTACAACGCTCCTTCCCGATTGGTCTTGGGTGCGAAATCGCGCTGGGCGGTCACGGTGCGCACCGTTTCCGGGTCTTGCAGCACCGGGCTGTAGAGATTGCGCGGCAACGTTTCGACCGCCTTGGCGAACTGGGCTTCCAGTTCGGCGGGTGAGTCGTCGTAGGACACCACGGTAAAGTCGCCCGGATGCAGGCCAGAGATGTACCGGTTCAGATCGTCCCGGTTGCCGCTCAGGCGCGGTTGGCCCAGGATCATTTCGGGGTGGGCGACAAAGTATTCGTTGACCGCCACGGGACCATCGGCGGTCGTGAGCGTGTCCAGCCCGGTCCAAGAGGCGCCTGCGGGCGCGTCAAGCGGTTGGCGCTTGCGCAGGAAGATCACATCGGTGACGACTTCGGTGCCGGCATTGGCGCTGAACGCCGTTTGCGGCAACCGGATCGCGCCCAGAAAATCGGCCCGCTCGGCCAGATAGGTGCGCGCCTTGTCGTTCTGCTTGTCCAGGGTGTGCCGGCTGGTGATGAACACCACCAGCCCACCGGGCCGTACCCGGTCCATGGACTTGGCAAAGAAATAATCGTGCAGCGAGAACCGCCGCGCGGCGTATTCAGGATCGGATTCGATGATGGTGCGGCTGAAGGGCGGATTGCCAATCGCCACGTCAAAGTAATCGCGGGGCAGCGACTGCCTGGTGAAATCGGCTTGATTGATGGTCTGGCGCGGCGACAGCAGCTTGGCGATGCGCGCGGTAGGACCGTCCATCTCGACGCCGACATACTGACTGGCGCGGTAAATCCCTTCCGGCATGGCCAGGGCAAAACTGCCAATGCCCATGCCCGGCTCCAGTACCTTGCCGCCACCAAAGCCGAACTGTTCCATCGCCCGCCAAATCGAGCGGCTGATGGATTCGCTGGTGTAGTGGGCGTACTGAGTGGAGCGCAGCAGGGTTTCCTGATCGTCGGGCGTCAGGGCGCGTTCCAGGCGTTCGGCGACGGCGATCCACCGCTTTTGTTCGGCGGCACTGATGCCGGTGGTTTGCAGATAGCGGCGGGTGATGGCAGGACGGATGCGGCGATTGGCGTCCGGGTCTTGCGTCAGTTCTTCCGGCGTTGCTGGCGGGAACAGTTTGTTGCGGATTTCGCCCGCGCCAAAGCCCACATACTTGACCAGCAGGGCTTGTTCGTCGGGGGTGGCAGGGCGGCCCTCGTTTTCGATGCGGGCCGCCAGTTCGAGAATGTCGGCGTTGCGTTGCGCAGTCGCCAGCCACGAGCCTTCGCGGGTCAATCCTCCCAGGGGGAGTCGGTAATCGCTTCGCTCAGTGGGCGGAATTCCAGGAAGTCCGCCAGGATTTGGTGCCACAACGCCAGGCTCTGGGTCTGGATCCAGGCCGCCGCGTCCCCTTCCGGCTGGGTTTGCTGAAAGCGCAGCATTCCCTCGATCACCGCGTCCTTGCCCTCGAAGTACGCCTCCTCCATTTCCTCGGCCCGATTCTGAAGAAAGGTCGGGAGTTCCTGGCTCTGGTGCAGGCGCTGATACCGCTCCGGGTCTTGATCCTGCAACGCCAGGTCTATTGTCCGCAGCAGTTGCGGTCGTGACGGTGGGATTAACATGGCTTTCCTCCTTTAATGCAGGAGATTCCGTAGAGAGTATACCATAATTCGGGGTTATTGGCGCCGCTTCCTGCGGCATTGCGCCGACGCGGGCTACCAATTCCCAATCGGGCTTGGCCGACGCCAGATTGATAGCGGAAACTTCAGTGCCGTCCTCAAAATACACGCGATGCTCATTCAGCCAGGCTACCGTCTTGTTCTGGCCCTTGATCCTGAACGTATCGCCGGGCCAAATCTCCCACTTCTCGGAGTAATCCAAGTCATTCGACCGCGTCAATCCCGTCTTGTCGAAGCCCGGATAATGGCGGACGCCTTCATAAAACGAGCGCAGGAACGGACGCGCCGCTTCGCCGAGGTCGCTAATCATCGCTTTGGCGTAATCGGCAAACGCCCGCGCGCCGGCTTCCATGTGATAGCCGGCCAGGGTGATGCCGGCCTGAATCAGTTCCGGATCCAGCCCCGCGTTCAGTTGCCCCAGCTTGCGCTTGAGCAACTCGCGCGCCTTGGCGGCAGCGTCTTCGGTAAAGATGGTGTTGCCCTTGCCGTAGTCTGCAGGACGGGCTGGTGGAGCCGCAGGCGTCGGGGCCGGGGTCGCTGCGCCCACGGGCAGCTCAATCGCCGTTACTCCAGGCCCAGCCGGTCTGGCTTGGGCGGGGCCAATGGGCGTTTCGACGGTAGTGGGGGCGGCGGGGACCGTCGCCGCCGTCTGCCGCATCGTCTTGGCGGTGGCGATGAGTTGGCGTGTCATCCGCTCGGCGTAGTCGGCGTTCTGCCAGTCCTCGTAAATTCGGTTGACAGTCGCCCCGATGTCGGCGTTGGGATTCTCGTCGAGCTGCTCTACCATCCATTGCGCCAACAGAGTGCCGATTTCTTTGCGAACTAAATCAACTTCAACCATCAACTGATTGGTGTCGTTGGCCAGCATGTGACGCATCGGCACTTGGCTCAACAACTGGTCAAACAGCAATTCTTCGACTTCGGTGATTTGCTGGGCTTCGGTGAGCGGGGCGGGAGCGGGCTGTTGGGTTAATCCATACCGCCGCTCAGTAGCCGCAATAAACGCGCGCGTGTCCTGGATTTCCTGGAATAGCTTATCCGCCTGATCGGCTAAATTCTTCGACCGCTTCATCAGCGCCGCATTGGCGACCTGCCGAGGTTTGCCGTCCGGGCGCGTTCCCGCATCCTGTAATGCTTTGTCGGATTCGGCGCGTACTGTATTCCATCCAGTGATTTGTTCTTGCAGTTGCTTTTGCGCGGCTGCGATGACGGCTTGTGGGTCTTTTTCGCGGCGCTGACCTTTTAGCGTCGCTTCCCAGCGTTGCACCAGCGCCTCATCGAGCGGCCCTAACGGCGATTCTTGGGCAACGGGTTCAGCGGGCGCGGGAGTGGGGGCAGGACGAGGCGCCGGCACGGGTCCCTTGGCCGCCAGCACGTTCTTCATCCAGTCGGTCAGTTCGTTTTCCCACTCGACAATCGCCTTGCCTTCTTTACTGATCCCGGCCAGTTCAACCAACCGATCTCGAATCGCGCCGACGCCCGAATTGGCGATGGTGGCTTTCTGGCCGGTACCATCCAGGAGATTCTGGTAAAGATCGCGCCGCAACTCTTTGTTGTGCGGCCCCGCCAGCCGCCACGCATCCCCATAGTATTGTTCGGAGATCACCTTGATCGCGGCTTTTTGCAGCAGGGTGAGCGCGGGTGTTGGTGCGGGCTCGGATTCGACCCCAGACCCCGATCCTACCTCAGCCGCCTGATGCTCTTGCTGGATGATGCCTTGCAGGTAGGCCAGCGCATTCTGCGGATCCAATCCCGAAACGCTGCCGTCCATGGGCTTCCATTCCCGGTCGTTGGGCGCTTGCGAGTAGAACTTGTACCAGCGCCCTCCCTTTTTCTTCTCAGCCTTGAACTGATAACCGTCCGGGGCTGTCAGCGGGGTCTGGAGGGTGATTTCGGCCAGGGTGTCTTGAGCCTCAGCCAGTCTCTTTTCCAGTTCGACGATGCCCTTCTGGACGCCGACGTGATACCGCCCGCCCGGCATGTACTCCGGGATTTCGGCGCGGCTCTTTTGCCACAAGGCCAGTTCCGCCTTGAGGCCGGCCACCTGCTGCCGCGCGGTCTCTAGCGTTCCGTCGTCCGCGCCGAACCGCTCCAGCGCCTGGGCGATGTCCTCGAAGATCGGCGTGTCCTGCTGGCGGCTTTGCCAGTCCTGCTTGGTCATGCGCTCCAGCGTCGCGCCGGTATCGCTTTGGCGGCGTTGCAGCCCTTCCCGGCTGATGGACCAGTCCACCACCACGCCATCCGCATCCTTCGCTACCCAGACCGGAGCGCGGGTGTCGGCGGTGGTAAAATAGCGGTCCAGCGTCGCCTGATTGCGTTCGGCGCTGGCGCGCACCACCAGCCGGGCGTTGGCCTGTTCGATAGCATCCAGGAAGTCGTACAGGGTAGCGTCCTCGCCTACCCGGTACAGCACGAGGCTTTCCAGGTCGCGCTCGTTTTTGCCGCGACCCAGATAGACCGGGCCGGCAGGCGCGTACAGCGTCTGGTCTTGGCTCTCGATGTCGTCCACGCGCACAGCGCGGATCAAAACCGAGTGGGCGCGCTCAGGCTCGCCGGCCAGGGACACCCGCCAATTGCCATCGGCGGTGTCGTCGGTTTCAGTGTCCGCCGCGCGTTGAGGATCAGCCGCCTCCCGGTAGGTCGGAACGATTTGCAGGTCTTCGGCCAGCCGGCCCGGTTCCAGGCCGGGGAAGCGCAACCCCAGCGCCGCATCCCGTTCGACCAGCAACTGCTGGGCGCGGTCGCGGTTGACGCTCAGCCGGGTAAAGATCAGGCTGGGGTCTTCAGGATCAACCTGTTCTTCGACCGCCTCAATCAGCCCGGCGTCTTCGTCAATAGTGACGATGCGCCCGGCGTCGGCGAGGGCTTCGACGGTGCGGCGGGGCGAGCGGGGGGCTGATAGCGCAAGGCGACGGCCCGCGCCTTGGCCTGGGCGTACTCCGAGGGCGCTCCCTGCTTCAGTAGATGGTTCTCGATTTGCTTCGTTAGGCTCATTGGGGGATTCCGGGGTCGGGGAAGGAGTTACGGGCGAAGCCGGCGTTATCGCTTTGGGCGCTAAATCGGGGTAGTCGTCGAGAACAGCTTGAGGGACAGGCTTGCCGTCGCGGATGGCGCTGACAATATAGTTTCTCCGAATTTTTCTGAGAAATTCAGCCGATTTTTCTCTAAACGTTTTTTCCGTAACATCCGATGTCAGAATGATTCGTTCGCCTGATGGCGTTTCTGCATTTTTGCTCTTTCCTGAACGGTAAAATCGAGTCGCGGCGTTCCATTCCTCTTGCGTCATCGCCGGCGTTCCGTCGGGGTGCGATCCCTGGAGCGTGGAGCGCACTGCCTTGAACTCCGCCGCCGTTAGGGACGGCAGGCCAGCACGGGCGCGGAGGGTATTCACTTCGGACAGTTGCAAGAGTTCGTCGGGCGACAGCCCCATCTGGGCGGCCAGTTGTGCCCGCCGAATCCCCTGCTGGCGTTGCTGCTCCAGTCGCTGTTGATCCTGCTGGAATCGGCGCTCTTCGCTGGCTTGCTGCTGCTGTTCCCGGAAGGCGGTTTCCCGATCCAGGATCGCTTGCTGGCGCTGTTGCCAATCCGGCGCTACGTCGGATTGAGCGGCCTGTTGCCGGTTTTGCGCATCCAGTTGCAGGGCCAGATCATGAATCCGCTGCTGGTCGGCAGATCTGGGGACCCACTGCCCGGCCTTATTGCGGACCCACTCCCGCCCCTGATCGTCGGTGACTTCATTGGCGGATGCTTGGCCTGGGGCAAACCGCCAATCCTCATCGAACGCTTTTTTGCGCGCCTGCTCCGCTTGCGCGGTCAGCGTCTCGATCTTCTGGCGCAGCAGCGCCCGATTGGCGACCAGGCGTTGATAGTCATCCGCCTCGGTAGCGCCAATCTGTTGCCGATACGCGATCCGCGCATCCGCCTGATCCAGCGCCCCTTGCAGCGCCGGCAACCACTGCGGGCCGCGCGATTTGTCATTCAGCCAGGTCGAAACATCCTTGCGCGTCAGCGCCGCCTCGACTTCCTTGACCTTGGGGGTTTCGATCTGACTGAGGGTCTGGTTGCGTTGTTGCCAGCCCTCGGTTTGTCGGTTTTCCTGTTCCGCGCGCAAATGGCCCAGCGCCGTCGTCAGCGCCGCCCGTTGCGGCGCCGCGAGATTGAACGGTATGGCGGGATCGGCGTCCAGGCGCAGCAGGGTTTGGCCGCGCTCCAGCAGCCGGGGCAACTGGTCGTCGGCCAGCGTCGCCCGCTGATATTCAGGGCTGAGAAACTGTTGCGCGTTGCCGTTGATCCGGGTCACGCTGTCCAGCAGTGCGCGTGCCCGATCCGCGCCGTCCGGGCCAGTGACTTCACTCGCTAAATCGGCGGCAGACCGGCGCTGGTGCAATTCGCCGCTGTAGGTGCGGGCGGCGTCCAGCAGCGACCGGATTTCCGGTTCCAGTTCGGGCTGATTGGCGCGCGCTAGCAGGGTTGCCGCATCCACCGCCACCTGGCCGGCCTGCGCCATTTCGGCGTCGTTCAACTGATTCAGCTTGTCGGGCGCACTCATCCCGACCAGGGTGTTGCGGGTGCGGGGCGCGAACAGCGTACCAAACGCAGCCTCCTGGAGAACCCGGCTTTGCTCATCGGCGGGCAGGTCGACCAAGGCTTCGGGGGCCGTAGCCGCCGCATAGTCGCCGAACGCTTGCCGCAGCGCATCGCCATTGGCGCGCGCCTGCTGATCGCCGTTAAGCCGCCCCATCGCTGCGGTGAGCCGGTCGCGCAAGGCGGGCGGGAGCTTGGGCGTGGCGATGACTTGCTGGGTTTGCTGGATCGCGGTATCGAGGTCCGCATCCGTCAACCCGGCCAGCGATAACTGGTCGAGGCGCTTGGCAGCATATTCGCCGGTGGCGCCGGCTTGCTGGCCTTCCAACCGGGTATTTTGCAGGACGTTGACGCCGCCTAACCCCAAGCCCATCAGAAAACCGGCAGCGCCGGCTTGGCCCGCTGCTTCCGGGAGGCCCTCCCACAGGGATTTGTCCATGCCCGCGAACCGCTCGCCCACATTCGAGCCGAATTGTTCACTGGGTTCTTGCAGGGCTTCTTCCAGTCCTTCCTTGCCGCCCGCAACCAGTGCCGGCGTAATCCCCTTGGGGAGTTGCCCCAGAAACGCCCGCGTTTCCAGCGGTGCCGTAATCCGGCCCGCCAGCGCCGACAGAGGTCCCGCGATGGCCGCTGCGGGATACCCGGCCTGGCGCGCCAGTTCCGCCCGCGCGCCCCGATCACCCAGGGTCTTGGCTAACTCGACGTATTGCTCGTTCTTGAACAGGTCCTCGATGGGCGCATTCAGGATCGCATCCGCTGCTTGCTGACTGCTAAACCCGGAACCCAGCACGCCTGATGCCAGAATGTTCGCCCGTTCGGCGGCTCGAATCCCTGCATCACGAACCGCCTGGCCGGTCAGCCCCGCCGCTTTGGCCGCCGCTTCAGCCTTGGCTGCTGTGCCGATCGTGCCCAGGCCCAGCGTGGCGATCATCGGGACTTGTTCAGTAGCGAACTGCCCCAACAACATCGGATTGGTCAGGGTTTCCTTGGCGCCGGTGACGAATTTATCCAGCGCCCCCGATACGCCGCCCTGCGTTCCGGTTTCTTGCAGCGTGCGTGCGAATTGCTGGCGCTGTTGGCGCAGCGGGGCCGATTCCATCCCTTCGATGGCTTGTCCGATTTCTCGATTCGCTTCCTGGAGGGTATAGCCTTCGCCGCGACCGCCGAGCAGCGAATCCGCCAAACTGCCACCGGCTTTGGTCAGTGCCGAGACGCCACCGAACGTGGCCAGATCGGCCAGATTGGCCATGCCCTGCGTGATGCCAGTCGCGCCGCGCGCCAACCCGGCCAGTACGTCGCCGCCTACTTCTCCCCAGGTGCGCGAACGATTGGCATCTTCTGGTACTGCCGGCGCCGCTATGACAGGGGGCGGATTCGCGGCAGCGGCTTTGGCTTGGCGGTAGCTGTCCAGCGTCGACAGGATGGACGGTTCGGCGGACGTGGGCGTGGGGCGGAGCAATTCGGCCAGTTGGGCCTGGCGGGCTTGTCGCTCCAGGGTCGCGGTATCCAGCAGGGTTGGAGCCGATTCAGCAACCGCCGATTCATCGGACGGGGCATCCCACCAATTCGCCATGGTCAAATCCTGTCTATCGTGTCAAACGGACTGCGATCACCGCAGGCCTGATGATGATTATTTGGCGGCAGCTTGCGCTTTTATCAGTGCCTCTGTCGCCGCCAGCGCATCGTCTTGATTACTCGACGGTTGCAGGTACTGCAATACCGTCCGGATATTTATGGCTTCTGGCGAATTTTGGGGTAACTGCGATAACCGATCCGCTAAACGCAAAATAGCCTCATTTTTTTCAGCGGTTGATAATCCCGCCATTTCTTTTTTGACGCGATCCGCTTCGGTTCTTGCCCGATATGCGCTAATCGAAATTTCGTTATCTTTTTGCGTGGCAGCACGGCTTGCTTGCTGGGCCTCTTGCTCGGCCTTGAGCCGCGCTCCGGCCAAGCTCGCATCTGCCGTGTATTTGTGGCCGGCCAGCCCGACATCCGCGCCATACTTGGACGCCTCTTGCTGAGCGCGCGCCTGAGCCAGTTGCCCGGTCAGGCTGTTCGCGGCCTGCTGTTGTTCGGCGTTGAGCTTGGCGGTTGCCGCGCCGGGGGCGAGCAGCCCGGTGGCCGCATCAATCATCGCGGCAGCGCGGCGTTTTGCGCCCAATCCTTTCTGGTTGGCAGCGTCTTTCAGCAGCCCCTCGTACCGCGCCTGGCGCATCTGGGAGTCCCCAAACGAATCACCGGGACGCGCCCACATATCCACTGAGGCGGGCGCGGCGGGCAATGCGGAACCGGAAGCGCCACCCCAGCCATAGGCTTCGTTGCGGGATTTCACGGCTTCGTACTGGCGATTGAGCGCCGCCACGTTGCCCTCGACGGTCCCGCCGTTGCCTTGATCGGGTTGCGACACGGTTCCGCCGCCGACGCGCTGATCGGGGCCGGTGACCGACAGTGTGCCCTGTTGGCCTTTGGGGCCGAACACGGTGTAGTCGGTCTGGTAAATTGGGACATTGGATCCGCCCGTGGTGACGGGTCCGGTAACACCATTCCCGGACATAATCCGCTGGGACCCCATTAGCGGCGGCGGGGGCGCCGTTCCTTGCGACGGCTCAAAGGGCTGGCCGGTCGTGTACGACTGAGTGCCGATGGGGCGGGAGGGGGCCGCGACTACAGCTTGTGGGCCGATGCCGGGGCCTGGGCCATTGGCTAGAATCTTCCCGCCGACTTGCTGCGCGTAGACGCCAGCATCACGAGCGCCGGGTTGCAGCATCACGCTCTTGGCGGGAGTAGGATTGCGATTTTGCAGAGCTTGTTTAGTCTGTTCCCATTCGCCGGGCTGCGCCAAGTCTTGCCAACTGCCACCAGGAATGAGTGAGGGAAAGGAGGGTACGGCGGGCGGCGTTACCGAACCTGGCGATGTGGCCACGCCCGTCGTCACAGCTCCAGTCTGCGCTTTTGGCGATGGCGTAGGGGTTGCTGTCGGCCCCATCATTGAAGGAGGTCTAGGCGGCGGCGTTCCTCCCGATTTTTTTAGCTGATCCTCTAACGCGATATAACGCTGCCTATCATCCGCGCTAACCGATGATGGCGCAGGCGGGGCCGCAGATGGTATTGGTGTTGAAACCACCTGTCCGGTTGGCGATAATGGGGTAGGTTTCGGAGAAGGCGGAACGAGTGCTTCTTGTTCTTTTCCGGAAAGTCCCCGCCCGGTAAACAGGTTTTGCGCTCTGGTACGTTCGGCTGGCGGGATCGTTTGGATTCGCTGAATCGCGTCAATCGCTTGGGGGAGTAATCCCCGATTCCAATCAAATTCTCCGTCACTTTCTTCGTCTGGAGAAGCAGGAGTTCCCTCCGCAAACCTCGGCAACCCTTCCCACTGTTTTTGACTGATCAACCCGCCCGCCGCCATCCCCGGCGCATACTCCCGGTCAAACCGTCCACTTGCCACGTCCAGCGGATCGGCCTTGGCTTGCGCGGCCTTTCGCGCCTCATCGGCCTGTTTCGCGGGGTCGTTGGCTTGCAGGGCCTTGGCCAGGGTCGTCGCAAAATCATCAGCGGGCTTGGCGGGTGGCGCGGCAGAACCTTCGCGCATCGTGCGCATCGCCTCAGCCCCGGCATTCATCCGGTTGGCCAGTGACATGTCGTTGCCATACGAGTTCAGTGAACCGGGCGGCGTTGCGGCTGGAGAACCGCCCAGTTTGATCCCGGTATTTGTACCGCCAATCGCATCACCGAACGAGGGGGCGGATGCTGTTGGGAGGCCGGATGGATAAAACGTGGTAGACGTGGGTTCTTCGCTCTGGAAATTCAGCCCGCCCGAAATCGGCCCGCCCAGCGCCAGCTTGGGCGTCTTCGCCAGTGCCGCGCGCCGGATCGCCTCCAGATTCTCGACACCGACCTGATCCACGGCCACCTTGGGCAGGACGTACTCGCCGTTCGAGAGCCGCGCCAGGATGCTGTCACTGGTCGGGGTGCCAGGGCCGCGTACTGGGCCGCCCGTCAGATAGTCGTGCAGGGATCGTTGCATGGGACTGCTCCGTCAAATGCAAATTTAAAATTTCCGTGGCAATCTTTAACTACGGCGCAATCCAAAATCTTTTGCCTTGATTTTCACCATGCGCCCATCATCGTGATGCCATACAACTCCTTCAATGCCCGCCGTCTCCAACCATTTACGCAATTCGCCAAATGTGCGCGGCGCATCTACTGGATGCGTTCCATGGGGAATTAAAACATGCCTGTCGAAATTTTCGACATTGCTTTGTATCTTTGGGCCGCATAATTCATACGTACCATTTGGCTCAGTTCCAGTAAATGCTTCCCGGTGATACTTGTCTTCTGGCCCATCGCTAACAGGACGCCATCCTTGTTGCTTCCCTGTGATTTCATCAACGGTATTTGCCGGCTCAAAATAAACAGGCGGGGTCTTGCCAGGATGTACTTCATAACGCTTAAACAACCGCCCATTGCGTACCATGCAACATGTTCCGTCCCATTTGCGCGTTGCCTTACCTTCTCCAGCAATTACCCATTCCGCTCCATGGGCAATTTCATCTTTAACCAGACGGTCTCCGTCATAGTTACGGCAGAACAAACTAATAATCTTTTTCATGTCCATTTCTCCATTTGCCACGCTCACCGTGCCAGCCAGGTCCGGGGCGTGATCGCTTCCGGGTTATCCGCCCAGCGGGCGTCCGCCTCCTGATTCAGGAAGCTGCGCGGCGGGCCGGCATAGCGGGTGAATTCCGCTTCGCACTGCGCCGCCAGTTGCGGCGAATGAGTGTCCGCATCGCGCTTGAGATAGGCTCGCGCACACACCCCGGCAACCAGCGCGTCAAACGCATGATCGGGAATATCCGCAAGAGCGGTCAGTGCCGCCACGGCCAGCAGGCTGAACGCGCAGACGCCGTTGAAATCCGTGGTCGGCGTCACTGTGAACGCGCCGGTCGTGGTCGCGGTCAGGGTCAACGTACTGCTGGCAGTGATGCCGGTCACGGTCTGGCCGCCTACGGCGACGGTGCAACTGCCCGCCGTGCACCCGGTCACGGTCAGCGTCAACCGATAGGCCGTGCTGGCGGTGATCGTGGCGGAATGGCTCAGGGCCGCTGTGCCGCTGCTGTGGGTGAACGTATCGTCGGGCGACTCCGCCCAGCCCGTGCCCACCGTCCAACCCGCCGACGTGAGTAACTCCGCGCCGGTGGTGGATTGATGCGCCAGCGTCGTCCAGTCTACCTCGGTCAAAAAGGTGCGCCGGACCACCAGATAGAGCGTATCCAGGTAATCGGCGGAGGGCGTCGGGTAGACCGTCAAATACCCGTGTTTCTCATCCAGCAGATAATGCGTCGGGTAGTTGTCCGCGCTGGAGCGCCAGTCATCCGCCAGCAGTTCGCGCTGATGGCGATGCCATTTGGCGACCGCTTGCATTTCAGGCACGGTCGCTTTGGCGAGCGGTTCACCGTCCGAGGCGCGGATCACGGATTCAATCCGAACAATCTCTGCTGGCACCGCATACTGGCGCGTTCCCGCCACCAGCGTCATCGTATACCGGGCGCGGGTATCGTCCAGCAGCGGCTGCCGCTGGCCCAGGTCACGCAGGGTCTGGTGCAGATACCGGGTGAGTTCAGTATTGCGCCATAAACACCCGGCATCGCTGTATTGCCAGTAGGCATAGTACCCCGCTGGCGTCGTGCCGGTATCACCGCCGTAATCGTCCAGCCGGTCGCGAGCCGCAGCGATGACCTCCAGCGCATAGACGGCCATGAGGGATGCTCAATTCAGCCGGGTAAAGGGATAGGCCGGGACCTGACTGGGCACCAGCACTTCTTTCCCGTCCACAACGGCCTTGTGGTACACGGTCTGAATCGCGTCTTCCAGATTTTTCATGACCGGCTCCGGCACTTCGACCTCGACGCCGCGTTTGATCTGGAACCCGACGCCGTTCACGCCGACATACACGTCATCGCTTTCCGGCCCCGCCCCGGTACGATGGATCTTGATCTTCACCTTGGGCGCTTTGCGCAGCACCTCATGAGGGTCCCTTTCGTCCACGTCGGGCCGGGCATTGAGCAGCACGCCCTTGTCGGGCGCAGTCGGTACAGTTTGTGATGTTGCCATGGAACCTCCAAAATTAGTCATGATTTAGTGCGATCGTGCCCGTAGCCGCAGCGGCGGTAAACCGCAATGCGTACATCGGGCCAGCCATGACCGCCACAGTTGCTACCGCCACGGTGCCGTCCGGCCAGGCGGTCCAGTCGTCATTCGGCTCAACCTGATACTCCACCAACAACGTTCCGCCGGCGCCTGGTTTAGCCCGTATAGTGATCGGCCAGGGCAGTTTGTCGTTGTTGCCGGGGTACAGCGCAACCGCTTCCGCCGCCGTCACGGACACCAGCTTATGGGTGGCGGTCGCGTCAAATCCAATCCGAATCGTCATCAGCAGGGCCTCGTCCCGCCCTGGGCGATGAGGCGTAGGGCGGGAGTGGGATTACAGAGTGGCCGGGGCCAGCGACACATCCACGTAGGTCGTGGTGACGTTGGCGGCGTTGAGCGCCGTGGTGCCCAGCGTAAAATTACTACCGCTGGCGTTGGCGACTTTGAGGGCCGCAAACGGCGCGTAACTCTCCGGGCAGCCCGGACAGACACAGGTTCCGCCCGTCGCCACCGCCGTACCCTGAATGATTTTGGCGGTGCCCGCCGCATTCAGGACCAACAAATACGCCCGGTCGGTCGCCGTGGCCTGAGCCGTGAGCGTATCCGCTGCGCCCGTTTCGGTGATGCAGCTCAGGGCCGACAGGTCAAACTCGCCGGTCGCGCCCTTTTGATACGTCACCCCGGCAATGGAGAAATTAACCGCCGCCGTTGTTTTGACGTTTTCGTGATTGGTGGCATGTTTGGCGATCTTGCCCTTACTCCAGGCGCGATTGGCCGTTGCATGACGGATCACGGTCGTCGTGGTAGCGAGACTCGTATAGTTGGGCATTAGCCCTCCTTAAACGCTCGCCGGGGCCAGCGACACGTCGTAATAGGTCGCCGTGACGGCGGCTGCCGTAAAATTGGTCGTGCCCAGAGTAAACGTCGCGGTATTCCCGTTCACTACTTTGATGACCCCCAACGGCGCATAGCCATCCGGGCACCCCGGCACCACGCAGGTCCCCGCCGTCGCGACCGCCGTACCCTGAATGACTTTGACGGTGCCCGCCGCATTCAGGACCAACAAATACGCCCGGTCGGTGTTTTTGGCCTGAGCCGTGAGCGTATCCGCTGCGCCCGTTTCGGTGATGCAGCTCAGGGCCGACAGGTCAATCTCGGCGGTGATGGCCAGTTGGTACATCACGCCGGCGATGGAATAATCCACGGCGGCGACGGTCTGGACGTTTTCGACGTTCGCGCCGTGGATCGCCAGCCCGGCCTTGCCGAAACAGCGGTTCGCGGTGGTGTTGCGGATGACGGTGTTAGTAGCCGCCAGAGAGGTGTAATTGGGCATGGCAATAATCCTTACAGCGAAACCGGAGTGACACAGAGGTCGTAATAGCTATCGGTAATCCCCGCTGCGCCCAGCGAGGTTGTGCCAAACGTAAAGGCGGCGCCCGAATTGTTCTCGACCTTGACCGCCCCAAACGGCGCCAGGGTCACCGGGCACTGCGGGCAATAGCAGGTCTCGCCGGTCTCTACCGCGACGCCCTGAATAATCCGCACCGCGCCCGCGCTGGTCAGCGCCAACAGATAGATGCGGTCGGTGTCATCGGCCTGAGCCGAAATCGTAGTGGTGTCGCCGGTATCGGGGTCAATCACCGTCAGCGCCGACAGGTCAATCTCGCCAGCCAGCCCAAACGAATACACAACCCCGTCAATCGAAAAATCAATGCCGGCGGTGGTCTGGACGTTCTCCAGATTTGCGCCGTGGATCGCCAGCCCGGCTTTGCCGTGGCTGCGCGTACCGAGCAGAGACCGCAGGTAAGCGTAGGGGGAATCAGACAAATTCACACTCATGACAAAATCTCCAAGCGCCGGCTCTCCACCGGCGCAAAACAGGGAATCGAATTAGATCGCCGTGACCGCCGCTTCCAAGCACGCGCCCCATGCCTCATTGAGGATGCAGCCGGCCCACCAGGTCTTCCATCCCACGTACCCGCGCTGACCCAACGGGTCCGATTTACTGGGCGTGCCAGGGTTGAGCACGGTCGGTTTGATCATCCCCTTCCCGGCCAGCGGGCAGGTCGCGTAGTACTCCTGGCTGATGTAGATGATCGGGTACACATCGGCTTTTGCGCCACTGGTGGATTTCATGCTGCCCTTGGTGTCGCCGGCATCGGGGTACGGCTCCAGTAACGGGGACAGGATGTAGCGGACGTTTTCAACGCTACCAATTTCTTCCGGGCACAGCGGTTTCCGGCTCCCGTACTGCGCCACCGGAGTGAACGCCGTCCCGGCCACCTGGCGGAGATCGTGTTCAAAATCAGTATGGGCAAACGCAATGTACCCGCCCTCCACCGGGGTCGTGTTGCTGTCCGGCGAACCGCCCAGCATCTGCGTGACCGGGCGGGCGCGATTGGTCCGCAGCGACCGCACGACGGCCCGCTGGTCGGTCAGCGCCCAGACCGTATTCACATCGGTGCGCTGCGTGCCATTGGTATAGAACTTGTTGGTTCCCGCCTTGATGATGCCCCACAGCAGCATTTCTTCGGTTTCCGCCGCTTGCTCCCCGGCCAGCATGACCGCATTGGCCAGCACCGGGTCCTCAGCGAGGTCCTGAATTTTGTCGCTGATCTCGTAAATATCACCGTACTGCTGGAGCAGCACCTCGACATCTTCATACGAAATCTTGTGGCTGGTCGGCGTCACCCCCTCCACCAGTGGGGTCATCGCTGCCGCGAACGGCACCGGGCGGCGGAATTTCGCCCGCTCGGCCTTATTCTTGGGGATGGGGTAGGTGCGGCCAAACTGATTCAGCACCAGCACCGGGCGCGCGTGTTCCAGCATGGTTTTGACCGCCCAGTTGGCGGTCCGCTGGGAAATGTCACCATAGGTCGTAACGGCCATGACTCAAATACCTCACACTGCATTCCGCCTCACGGCGGTAAAAACGAACGGTCTGTCTCCCGACAGTCCAACTCTTTACTTCAACTCAAAATCTAATCGGCGGCCCAGCCGTCCAGCGTATCGCTGAGCGCCGGCGCGCGACTGCTTTTAGCGGGGGTCGCTACCGCGCCGGCCAGCCGCTCCTGTCGCTGAGCGGTCACGTCGCTGGCTTTCTTGCCGGACTCGTAGGCGTCCAGGACTTTCAGCGCCGCGCGGACTCCAGGGGTTTGCGCCGCCGCCTGTTGCTCCGGGTTGGCCTCCAGCCACGCACCAAACCCCGGATCGTCGCGCAGATCACGCCAGGTCGGGCGAGCGGCGTCCATCGCCTCCTCGAAAATCCGGGCGTGCATCGCGGCCATCTGCTGATCGCGGGTCTGTTCCCGCATCGTCAGCATTTTCTCGACCGGCGATGCAATATCGGGGTAGTCGGCTTTGAATTGCTCCCATTCGCTCATTTCCGGGGCCATGCCTGGCGATTCGCCGGGCATCGCGGGCGCGGGTTCAACGGCCCGCTCTTTCGCGGCAGCCAACTGGTTCTCGACTGCTTTAATGCGGTCTTCGATTTCGCTATTGGCCTCTGGCACGACATCCGCCAGCGCCGGCTTCTCAATCGGCGCTTCAGCCGTAGGCGGCTCTGGGGATTCGGTTTCGCCAAACAACCCACTCTCGTCCAGCGCATAACCGCTCATATCCTCGTCCTGATCCATG